TATGTATGTTACCTGAAGAGTTAGGAAAAAGCGGTGTTCATAGAGTAATAAAGTATTACTCGCTGGTCTTTGAAAGTAAGTACGGTTTTAAGCCGACAATTAAGTATCCAATGCTAGGTAAACTACTTAAACCTCTCCTAGAGGAATTTAGTGAGCTTCAGGTTGCTCTCTTAGTATTGGTATTTATGCACTGGCGTGGTTCCGACAACAACTCTGACTTTGAGCAAAAGAAGTTAGAGAATAGAGGGTACCCACTTTCATGGCTACCAAATGGGGTAAATGTATACCGTGCATTTGCCACGAATTATTTAGGTGTTAATTTTAACGATGAAAAAGACGTTAAAATATACGTTTTTCGGACATCAAAAGAGCTAAAATTGCCCTATTTTAACGAAAATAATGCATAGAGGTAGGTAAGGTCGCCCTACTTCAAAATAGCTCAATTTTAGAGGTCATGGAAATAAAAAGTATTGGTGAGTCTCTCGGTAAATCAAAAGACTTCACGGAAAAAGCAAAGGTGTTACATAATAACCTACTTGAAAGCGAGATTGGATTATCCTATATATCCTCTCGTGGGTTATCGAACGAAACCTTAGAACACTTTATGCTTGGTTACGATAAAGAAAGGAACGCCATATCTATACCACATTTCAAAAGAAATGAAGTCGTTGCCATCAAATACAGATTCCTTGAAGGTGAACAGAGATACGGCTCTGAGAAGGGAGGAATGCATTGGGTATTCAACGAGGATGGTATAAATGAAGGTCGTAATAAGCAAGGCATATTGATAGCAGAAGGAGAGTTCGACGCTATGTCCGCATGGCAAGCTGGTATAAAGAATGTCATAGGATGTAACGGTAAAGACGATAGAGGCACTTGGATAGAGTTAGTATCATCTATTCCTAGAATATACATAGCATTTGACAATGACCAATCTGGTAAAGACGCTTCGTTAAAGTTAGCAACCAGACTTGGGGTAGATAAGTGTTATGAATTAGGGATAGAAGACAAAGACTTAAACGAGTTCTTTAAAAACAAAACAATGGATGAGTATAGGGACGTGGTAAGGAAAGCCAAACCTTTCTATAGCCACGTGTTCACTGGATTGGATTCAATTATTGAGAACTTACGATTCAAGAAAGAAGAGACAATTGAGACTGATTTAATCCCTAGAGTAAAGATGGAAAAAGATTGGCTAGTTGTTGTAAGCGGTGTAAGTAATGTTGGTAAGACATCTTATACATTAAACATTGCTGATGAACTAACAAGCAAAGGTATACCCACTCTCATTCTTCCTTTCGAGCGTGGTGTAGAATCGGTAGGCAAGAGATTCTTACAAGTCAAATTCAATAAGACCATAGATGATTTTACGTATTCAAACGACAGGGAGTGGAAAGAGATTATTGACAAATGTAACGAATGCCCTGCATACCTAGCTCTTCCAAAGAGAGGTGAGATTATAGATACCATTATAAAATCAAAAAAGTTATTCGATACCAGAGTCGTCATTATAGACCACTTGGACTATATGATACGTTCTTCACAGAACAAAGAAGCTGAGATTGGTAATACCCTCCAAGAGCTCAAGAGAATCGCGGAGGAAAATAAGATTTTAATGATTATCGTAACTCACATCAGGAAGGTAGAGCAACCAGGGTCTTCATTGAAGAGGAAACCAAGTATGGAAGACTTGAAAGGTTCATCCTCTTTGTATCAAGACCCAGAGTGCGTCGTTATGCTAACACGTAGCGACGACAACAAGTTAGAAGTAAATATTCTTAAAAATAAAGGTGATATGGTTAACCAAGAATTTGAAGTTAACTATAGCACTGGTAAAATAAATAAATTAAATTCAGATTTCTATGAAAGTAACATTAACAAGAGTAGCTAAAGGTGAGAAAGAAATTAAAGGTAAGATGGTTCCAACAATTGGTATTCAAACAAAAGAACACGGAGACCGATGGCTTAATTCGTTTGATTTGAAAGGTACTGAATCTTGGAAAGAATACGATGTTGTTGAGATTGATGTGGTTGAAAAGGAAGTAAACGGTAAGATTTATCTTAACTTCAAGACCCCACAACCACTCGACCCACGAATTGAAGCTAGACTGTCTAAGCTAGAAAAAGAAGTATTTAAAAATAACTTTGACAAAGCAATAGATGAAGCCTACACAGATTTCAAACCAGCATCTATCTAACCCTAGGGATGCGCACTCTTTATTGATTCAGATGGTCAATAGAACTAAATTAAACTTAGTTCAAATGGGGGCGGTGTTGAAGTACTTGAAGCTAAATGAGAACTTTAAAGATACCACAGGTGGGGTAGATAACTGGGATGACTACGTTAAACAACCAGAGATAGGATTGAGTCCAGGTGAAGCAAACAGAATGATACAGGTATACGAGATATTCTGTGAGCAGCTAGGGTACCCAATGGAAAGAATAGGAAACGTACCAGTCAAAAACCTCCACTACTTGTTACCGATAGCTAAGGAATCTGAAAAACAAAGAGTTGATGAGTTACTCTTAGATGCTGAGCACTTAACCCAAAAGGATTTTAGAGACAAGGTGTTTGAGGATAAGGTTAAGGGTGAAAGAACGTATGAATACTTTATCATGGAGAAATGCATAGAAACTGGTAACATGAAAAAGATATTCGACGTTCCAGAGGAAGAGATAAAGAAATTAATAACAATATATACAACAGAAAAATACTTCTAATATGAATTGGATTAAAAATATTTTAGGAATCAACGCTTTACAAGAACAGCTTACCGCGACACGTTCAGCGTATCGTCTTCTTGTAGAATCGGTTATTGAACTAAAGAGTCGAATCAAAGATTTAGAAAACGAAGTACTTTTACTTGATGAGGACTACCAAGAATTTCAGGCACAGCATGAATCAGAAATGAGAGGGGTAAAAGCATCACTTATCAACTTTGCTATGAAGACTAAACTAAAACCAAAAGACATAGTTACGTTCGATAAAAAGATTGAAGAATTTACACGAAAAGTAGAAGATTTGGCTGAGGAAACCTTGACAAATCTCGATAAATAGTGTATAATATATAGAGGCTCTTTACAACTGACCTGCAATCTGGCGTACCTATCTGTCGGTAGGTAACAAGGTTGGTTGTACGTTCCGTATAATAGCAGGACGGTGCGGAACATACAGCCAATCTTAACGTTCCAGTGAGAATTTACCGCATGTTTTAATAAGGTATTTATTAAGTACATTGTAATACTTCTGTTCACTCTCCTGTCCTTCCAATCTGTTATCGCAGACCATGAAGTACATAATGTTGTCGAGATAATCGAACCAACATTAACGGAGACAATAGATATATTCGCTAAGGAGTACAATATACCAAGTATCTGGCTTACTAATCTCGCTAAATGTGAGAGTTCCTACGGCACTAGACTCGTAGGAGATGGTGGTAATGCAAGAGGGGTGTATCAGTACTGGCTACGCACATGGAATTGGTTTGAATCTCTATCAGGAATGGACTTAGATAGGGAAAGTTACTATGACCAAACAAAGATGACCGCGTGGGCTTTAGCAAACGGATACGGAAACCATTGGACTTGTAGCTACAAGACTGGTTTACCAAGATTTTAGAAACTAGACGCACCAGGATGAAGCGTTAGAGTAGGGACAAAGCTGAACAAAACCCTACCTTAAAATAATATAGGTGAAAACCTATTTTATTTTTAAACTTAAATGTAATGACAAAACAAAAGATACTGTGTCTTGATATTGAAACCTCACCGTCCAAAGGATACTTCTTTGGTAGTATATGGGAAACAAATATCATAGAAGTAATAGAACACGAACAGATTTTAACAATCGCTTGGAAATGGTACGGAGATAAGTCTGTTAAAGTAAGGGGTCAAAATGACTTTAAATCGTACAAACCAGGAGTGTTAAATGACAAGCAACTGATGGAGTTTTTCGCACCACTACTTGATAGCGCGGACATAGTTGTCGCTCATAACGGAGATAGATTTGACTTAACCGTACTTAACTCAAGACTCCTAGCGCACGGAATGAAACCAGTTCACTACAGCAAGACTTTCGATACTAAAAAGATAGCAAAGAATAAGTTTCACCTACCAAGTAATAAGCTAGATGACATCGCAGACTTCCTTAATATAGAGCGTAAAATATCTCACTCTGGTAAGTCTATGTGGTTCGGGTGTGAAAAAGGTAACAAGAAGGATTGGGATAACATGAAGCGTTACAATAAAAGAGACGTTGTGATACTTGAAAAAATAATGACACGTATCTTACCATTTGTAAAGTTGACAAATCAATTTCATTCTGATAAGATATGCAGTAATCCGACCTGTAACGGTACGCACCTTACGAAGCATAGTAAAAGAATGTTACTAAAAGGGTGGAAACAACGATACCAATGTCAGGATTGTGGGGTTTTAACAACAGATAACAAATTATATGCACACAAAAGTAAGTTATAGGATACCGAATGGTGATAAGTTCGATGAGTTCGTATTCGACCCAGATGGTAAGGGGAAGTCACGCTACCAATTGAATGGTGTTGGGATGACTGGTGTTACGACTATTCTAGGTGCCATTGCTAAGCCTAACCTAATTGATTGGTCTGCAAGTGAGGCGTATAAAGATTCACTCGTATTATCCAAAGAAGAAATACAAAGAATCATAGACGAAAAGGATTACGCGCACAAAAGACGTTCAGACTCAGCTAAAGACATAGGTAAAGATGCTCATGACTGGGTAGAGAGGTACATTAAAAATAAAATAGAAGGTGGTAGTGGCATCCCACTTGATAACTCTACCGCTCACATATGCTCTCGGTTCAGAGATTGGGCTGAAAGGAATGAAGTTAAGTTCATCGCCTCGGAGTTGTCAGTTTTCTCTCGTAAGTACTTTTATGCAGGGACATTTGACTTCGTGTGCGAGATAAATGGTAAAAGGTACTTAGGAGACTTTAAGACATCATCAGGTATCTATGGTCGTGAATACTTTGCTCAGTGTGCAGCGTATCGTATTGCTATTGAAGAAAACGGCGCGTTTACACAGAACGGAGATAGAATGGACTTATCTAACATTACTGGCTCTATCATTGTACGCTCTGATAAGATGACCGATGAGGAGGTGAAGGAAAAGAATGATAAAGCATTTGCTAAGTACAAGAGTAATCGTTACGAGAAGAAAGCGTTTGAGACAGCTGAATCTGTTGAAGATTACAGTAAAGATATTAAATACTTCTTAGGCGCACTCATTGTGTACAAGGAAGGGTTCGAGTATGATGTTAAGGTTGATGATTTAATTAAATAATATGACGTATTACGATTATATAGTTAAATATAATATAGACTTTTACAAAAGGAACGGTTATATGTTACCTAAAACTGATTTCAAGTACGATGAGAAACATGATACGTGGTGGAAACAACAAATATGCAGAGTGTCAAGACGCTTGAATAATAACGGACTGCTTTTCTACGAGTCTTTTGATGGTCTGCCAGGATTACATGAAAAAATAAAAAACAACTAAACTTATATACGAAATTCTTAAGTAGTATGACTGATATTGTTCAAGTGGTAGAGAAATTAGTACGGTACTTTGCAAAAGAAGATGGCGAAATTACATTTGACGTAGTTTGTACTGCCGTTAGAAACGCGGCTCCAAATGAACACTATATTACGCCAGAAATATATAGAATAGGTTGGCTTAGGGCACAAAAAGAATACAACAAAATGAATGGTAACGAATACGGAGGTTTTATGTATAACATGAAATCAGAATGGAATATAGAATTACCTTTCAAAGAGCAAGATGAGGAATTATTAGAGTTGTTAGCACAAATATTAATGTTTGGTAGATAAGTATGAAAATAAATTCAACTTTGATTAGAGAATGTTTATTAAAGATTGTGTACTTTTCTATTGCCACGTCAACAGCAATAAAGACTATATGTTGTAATGCAATGAAAATACACAAACATGGTTTCAAGTCATTGTTTTGGTATGTTGACCCGATGTTTCTTAATGTTGGTTTCTTAGACAATAAGAAAATCTATCGCATGACAACAGCGTACAAGTTACCAAGATGTAAACATGTAAGAAAGTATCTATTTGAAAAAACAATTTACAGAATAATAAATCTAATAAAATAAATATATGAATGAAAATATAACAGGCACAAGTGAAATAATGAGAGTAAGTGAAACAGGCGCAACAAGAAACGTTGACACTCATAAAAATGACTATGAAGGGTTCCTTAGCCCCAGCGTTATACAAGCGTTCGGTGACTACATGCACTCACATCGTAAGCAAGCTGATGGGAATATGCGCCCGTCAGATAATTGGCAACTTGGGCTGAAACCTGAGTGGTACATGAAATCAATGTGGCGACACTTCCTAGATGTATGGAGTATCCATCGTGGAATCGCACGATTTGATGAGACTGGACGGGAGATTGATTTAGAGGAAGCGTTATGCGCAACACTTTTCAATGTCCAAGGTATGCTTCACGAGGAATTAAAACGTAAAAAATTACTCGATTCTTTAGTTTCGAGGTGGAAAAATAGTGTGGATAACTAACTATTGACTCTTATAACGATTTGTATATAATATAT